GATCAATTACATACAATCGTTAGACATGCAGAAGAGTTAGAACGTGCTTTAGGCGATACTGAAAATCTACCTGAATGGGTACAGGAAAAGATGGCTCAGATTAAAGGTATGATGATGGGCGTAACTGATTATATGATGACACAGCATGAGCGTGGCAAAGAACAGCGTACAGGCCAAGAAGGCATTCATGGCGACGATATGGAAGAAGGTAACGAATTTTCAGGCGCATTAGCTCAAGCAAAAGCAAATCATCAAGATGAATTTGAAGTAGGCGGAAAAACATATAATGTCAGAGAAGGGCGAGAAGTAAATCCGATCACTGACAGTTTGGCTCTTATGAAAAGACTAGCAGGCTTAAAATAAAATAGACTTACAGAACATAATACATTAAATTAGCAACATGCCTGATAAACATGTTGCTTTTTTATTGACTATAGATCAGCAATCAAGTATAAATAGCTATGACGTTGTTAGTAGTTGCTTTCAACGATCAGGCAAACAAAGGAAAATTTAAAATGGCTTCATTGGCAGAAATTAGAGCAAAACTAGCAGAAATGGAAAACCGCGGTAGCGGCAATAACTCCAACAGTAACAGAGATAATTCTGTTTTCCCGCACTGGAATATCCCAGAGGGATCAACCGCAAGAATTCGCTTCCTTCCAGATGGTGATAATTCAAACATGTTCTTTTGGGTAGAACGTGCAATGATTCGTCTCCCATTTAGTGGTGTTAAGGGACAGCCTGGCAGCAAGCCAGTTATTGTACAGGTTCCATGTATGGAAATGTACAATGAGACTTGTCCAGTTCTTACAGAAGTACGCACATGGTTTAAGGACAAGAGCCTTGAGGACATGGGTCGTAAGTATTGGAAGAAGCGTTCATATCTATTCCAAGGTTTTGTTCGTGAATCAACTTCAATTGAAGATTCCGTTCCTGAGAACCCAATTCGCAGGTTTGTAGTGTCCCCCAGCATTTACCCTGTGATTACAGCAGTATTGAAGGATACTGAGGTAGAAGAGATGCCTACTGACTATGATCGTGGCTTGGATTTCTCCATTACCAAGACTACAAAAGGTCAGTATGCAGACTATAGCACTAGCAAGTGGGCTCGCAAGGAGTCTGCACTAACTGCTACAGAACGTGCAGCAATTGATACTTATGGATTGTTTAACCTTAAAGACTTCTTACCAAAGAAGCCAGGTGAGACTGAAATTCGTATTATTAAGGAGATGTTTGAAGCATCCGTAGATGGTCAGACTTATGATGCAGATCGTTGGGGGCAGTATTTTAAGCCTCCTGGTACTGGTAATAACAATCCAGACGCAGACGATACGCCTGTATCAGTGACTCGTGCTGCACCAGCTGCTCCCAAGGCAGAAACTGCTCCATGGGAAGACAATGAGCCTGCGGCTAGTGCACCAGTTGTAACTGATGCTCCAAAGGCAAATCCTCGTGCAGAAGAAATTCTTGCAATGATTAGGAATCGTAAGTCTTAATAACATGTCTGTATTAAAAATAACTTTTGATACAGACTACACTTTAGATTGCCATCTGCGTGACAATGATTTTGTTCTCAGATGGCAATCTCTTTTATCCATGGCAATCTCAAATAATAAAATTTTACAAACAGACACTTTTAGCTCTTTTTACAGTGAGAATCAATCTAAACTCTATCTAAACAATGCAATAGATATTGTAAATGCATTTACTAAAAGAGAATTTATAAAGAAGCCCAATGAACAAGATTACGAGGATGTTGAATACTATAATTACTTGCATGAAAAGTTTGAATTATTAGTTGGTAGAGATTATGATAATCCTACAATTATCATGACCAATGGTCCTTTCTATCTTAAAGAAGCGATTAGGCACTTAAATCGTTTTTGTCATAGATTAGAACAACGACCTTATCAAATTAGTAATTCTATTAGAGTTGAATGGGATTCAGCAAACCGTAAACCATTGGAACAACAAGATTTTGATTTATTTGAAGATTTAGAGGATAAAGATTACATTATGTACTTAGATTATAGTACATTAGGCAAATCATTGTTTGAATGTTTTATAGATGGGCTTAGCCCTTCTTATAAGGCAATGAGATTGCAAGAACATTATTCTTCAAATTTTGTAATTAAATTTGCCAAAACAGAAAAAATATTTGATAAAGATAAATTTTTAAGTTGGTTGGAATATAACGGAATAAAAGATTTACCTAAGGCAGCATTAGGTGCTATAGTGTTAGGTGACATTAAAGATACAGATTCATTTAATAAAGTTAAACAGGCTACAAGTATTATAGACATAAGGCTAGAGAGGAACTAATATGGCTAAACCTTTTGATATTTCAAAGTTCCGCAAGGATTTGACAAAGAGTATTGACGGACTCAGTTTTGGATTCAATGATCCAACAGACTGGATTTCTACAGGAAATTATACACTTAACTATCTTATTAGTGGAGACTTTCATAAAGGTATTCCTCTAGGTAAGGTTACTGTGTTTGCAGGTGAATCCGGTGCAGGAAAATCTTATATATGCTCAGGAAACATTATTAAGAATGCACAGGAACAGAATATCTTCTGTATTCTAATAGATAGCGAAAACGCACTTGATGAAGCATGGCTACATGCTCTTGGCGTAGATACTAGTGAAGACAAACTGCTTAAGATGAACATGGCAATGATTGATGATGTTGCCCGCACGATCAGTGAGTTCATGAAAGGATATAAAGTTATGGATGGTAATGAACGTCCCAAAGTACTGTTCGTAATTGACTCATTGGGAATGTTGCTTACTCCAACTGATGTTAACCAATTTGAAGCAGGCGAGATGAAAGGTGATATGGGACGTAAACCCAAGGCACTAACAAGTCTTGTACGTAATTGTGTTAATATGTTTGGCAGTATGAATGTTGGCATGGTCTGTACCAATCATACATATGCAAGTCAAGATATGTTTGATCCTGATGACAAGATCAGTGGTGGACAAGGCTTTATCTATGCATCTAGTATTGTTGTAGCTATGCGTAAACTTAAGCTAAAGACCGATGCCGATGGTAATAAGACCAGCCAAGTACACGGCATTCGCAGTGCTTGTAAGGTTATGAAGACACGTTATAGTAAGCCATTTGAGTCGGTACAAGTGGAAATTCCATATGAAACTGGTATGAGTCCAACTAGTGGATTGCTTGACATGTTTGAAGCAAAAGGTATCCTAGTAAAGGAAGGCAACAAGCTGTCATATACAAGTTCAACAACTGGTGAGATTATCAAGGAATTTCGTAAGGGATGGACAGATGATAAATTAATGGTAATTATCGACGAGTGGAATGAAACTTCAACCAAATCCACAGTTGTCATTACTGAAGAAGAGGAAACTGTAGATGAGTGACACAGAATATTTGGTAGCCATGTGGCAAACTGTAAAGGAATATATTCCAGCAAAGGATCGACAATCGGCTGCTGACCATGTTATCAATGAATTAGTTGAATTGGGAATTGATGACAATGATCTTGAAGAACTTGCAGTAGATAAGCCAATGCTTACTGCCATTAAAGAACATATCGACGTTACGGAAGATGAAGACGACGAATGAGGTGTAATTGGTGTGGTATTCTAAGGTAACAAGCAATCTTGGAAATATCCAAGGATTTATTGAATATTACGAAGAAGAATTAAGACAGGCTAAATTTGATATTCAGGTAAAAGGTAATGTTGAAAAGAGCATTGCTGCTTTGCCTGGTATCACCGAACAAAGATTTAATCAGCTACAAGAAATTGAAGCTGTATTAAACTATCTTAATATTCAAATTCGTGTAATACGTCGTAAGCATTTTCAAAAATATTTAGAACACTATGCTCGTGCCCTAAGTAGTCGAGATGCTGAAAAGTATGTTGAAGGCGAACAAGAAGTAGTTGATTATGAAACAATCATTAATGAAGTAGCACTACTTCGTAATAAATGGCTTGGTGTTATGAAAGGTATCGACAGCAAGCAATGGCAACTTAGTAATTTGGTTAAACTCAAAGTTGCCGGAATGGAAGATTTCAGTATCTAAGGAATCCCAAGGGAAATCCCATTTTAAAAGTGTTATAACTATCAAACCTGCGATGATCTCCTGTATAAGATAACCCATTGGGATCATCTACTATGATTCTAGTCTGACTCATTGATACAGCATTGAACAAATTAGCTAATTCACTTAGTAGCATCTTATCTTTGTATACTAAATTAATATCTCGATGTTTAGCTTCGCCATTCATAATGATATCAATCATCGGCGGGATGTCTTCGAGATTAATAAAGTCAAAATGTCTGTCTTGAGGAATGTGAAACTCTCTTTTTGAATGTACTTGAATTTTTCTAAAGAAACGCTTGGGGCTTTCGCTATAATGGAATACGCCAAATACTCTTAAATTATAAAAATGTTCATATTGAGGTATATCCCTTGCTATCATATTCTTAACATAGCCGTATGAGTGTGTGGGTTCTGCTGAGAATATATCTTTCTCTTCAGCATAGTCAACACTATTACTAATATCAAATTCATGCCCTGTGCCAATATTAATCAATCTCTTATACCTATGTTTATTATTGACTAGGTTATCCCAAATTTTAAGATTATCTTTAATGATGGGGTCGTTCATTGACTGCTTAAGATCATGAATATTTTCTCTACCTACTAAAGCACAATGTATAACCATATCGAAATATGTGCTATTGAAAAATTGTTTGACAGCATCTGCATCTAGCATATCAAGCTTGTCTCTGCCACATTCAAAAATTTGATGTCCTATTTCCCTAAAGTACTTGGACAAATAACTGCCAATGAATCCAGTGGCGCCAGTAATCATAATTCTCATAATTGATCCATTTTAAATTGATTATTATATTTGTTTCTAGTAATATTTAATGTAATATACATTCATAAGTCAAATAGTTGATATCACAAAAATAAACAAAATATATATAACATCACGGAGTTTTTAAATGAATAAAGCACTTATTACAGGAGTTGCAGGCCAGGATGGTAGTTATCTGGCAGAAATGTTACTGGATAAAGGATATGAAGTCCATGGTCTAATTCGTCGCAGTTCGAACTTTGATCACCCAAATACAATTAATATCAGAGATCGTGTTACTTTCCATAATGGTGATCTAAGCGACAGCAATAACATTAGAAATCTACTAGATAAGATTCGTCCAACTGAAATTTATAATCTTGCAGCACAAAGCCATGTAAAAGTAAGCTTTGAAATGCCAGAACTAACTGGTGATGTTAATGCACTTGGGCCACTACGTATCCTTGACAGCATCCGTTCATTACATATGGAGAATGAAACACGCTTTTATCAAGCTAGTACAAGTGAAATGTTTGGTATTCAAAAGTATAATCCTCAGAATGAAGAAACTCCATTTTATCCAGGTAGCCCATATAGTGCTGCAAAGCTTTATGCTTATTGGATTACAGTAAATTATCGTGAAAGCTATAATATCTTTGGATGCAATGGTCTGCTATTCAATCATGAAAGTCCTCGTCGTGGTGAACTATTTGTCACACGTAAGATTACAAAGGCATTTGCTAATATGGTAGCAGGTAAGCAGAAGGTTCTTGAGCTTGGTAACATGGACAGTTATCGCGATTGGGGTCATGCTAAGGACTATGTCCGCGCAATGTGGATGATGCTTCATTATGATAAGCCTGACGATTACGTTGTTGCTACCGGTGTGCAAAGCAGTATCCGTGACTTCTGCTCACTGACTGCTGAATACTTTAATATTAAGTTAAACTGGGAAGGTGAAGGAATCGATGAAGTTGCACGTAATGCTGCCACAGGCAACATTATGATTCAAGTAAATCCTGCTTTTTACCGTCCTGTAGATGTAGTTAATATTCAAGGTGACGCCACTAAGGTACGTAAGATTCTTAACTGGGCTCCAGAATATGATCTACAAGCACTAGTCAACGACATGTGCAAGACTGATTGGGAATTGGCACAGCGTTCATGAATATATCAGCACCCATTAGCATTGGTGAATTGTTTGACAAGATCACTATATTAGAAATCAAGCTAGAAAATTACACTGATGTTATTAAGATTTTACATGTGACAAATGAAATTAACGAACTTAGAAAACTTGCTGCTAACGTCGATGCTGATGTCAGTGAGGAAGTGGCTGAACTAAAAGAAGTTAATAAGATTATTTGGGACAATGAAGATCATGCTAGGACATATGGCCCTGATAAGTCATATGATCTTATATTCATGACTCTTGCAGCAAAGACCTATGAGTCAAATACTCGTAGAGCGAAGATTAAACAAGCTATTAACAAGAAGTCTAATAGTAATATTGTAGAAACAAAATCATATATCAACGGAGAGATTTAATGAAAAAGTTACTTGAATTAGGTGATCACTATGTCAGTGATTTTATGAAGCCAGACGCAGAAATGCGTGAAACTAAGCCATGGAGTCTGGATCTTTATCTAGATGAGGAAATTGGTGCAGCTAGACTAGATGGTGTTGCTCCTCTTGACAAGATGTATGGCCAGTATTGGTATCGCAGCGGTATCAATGCAAGTATGACTAAGCAGCTAGGCGATATTGTCTCTGAGATTACTAATCGTGTTAAAATTGAAAACGGTGACGTTTGGCTTGATATTGCTTGTAATGATGGCACACTACTACGTCAAGTTCCTGAAAATATGGTTAGACTTGGTATCGACCCAGCTGATGCTAGTTATCTAGCAGAAAGCAGGAAGGTTGCTACTGCGGTAGTGCAGGATTTCTTCACAGCAGATGCTTATGATCGTACTGGTTACGGTGATTATAAGGCTAAGGTAGTTACTTGTATTGCTATGTTCTACGATCTAGAGAATCCTCGTACATTTATCCGTGATGTACATAGTATTCTTGCAGATGATGGTGTGTTTGTTGTACAGATGAGCTATACTCCATTGATGCTTAAGCAGTTGGCTTTTGATAACATCTGTCATGAACATGTTTATTACTATAGCCTCAGCAGCATTAAGAAGTTGTTTGAAGCAGAAGGCTTTGTGATTCGTGATTGCAGTCTAAACGATACTAATGGAGGTAGCTTCCGTGTATATTTTCAGAAAGCCACTTCTGACAAGACTACGTTTGGTACTGCTCCTCTTCGTGATGTTTGCGATTTTCGTATTGCTAGTACACTTGAACTCGAAGCTAACGAATGGGACATCAGCAGTCCAGCACTTTGGGAGGCTTTTGGTGATAACATTTGGAGTCTTAAGAAGCAGGTTATGGACTTCTTACATCAAGCTAAGGCAGAGGGTAAGAAGGTTTATGGTTACGGAGCCAGCACCAAAGGCAATACACTGCTTCAATTGTTTGGTATTACTCCAGACCTGCTAACTGCTATTGCAGAGCGTAGCCCATATAAGTTTGGATTACAGACGGTTGGTACGAATATTCCAATCATCAGTGAAGAAGAGATGCGGGCAGCGAATCCTGATTATCTGCTGGTTCTTCCTTGGCATTTCATTGATGAGTTTGTTAAGCGTGAAAGTGAGTTTATTACAGGTGGCGGTAAGCTGGTTGTTCCTTGCCCAACTTTTCAGATTATAGGATAACAATGCCTAATATAGTATTCTTTAACCACTGGCATTATGGTGATTTGTTTAGTACAAGAGGTCTCGTAGCTGACATTAAGCGTCAGCTACCGGACTACAATTTTGTTTATGCTCATAATAGAAATCCGTGGGCAGTTACAGACTTATGTAAATCATTGTCCAAGACACAAACAGACAAAATACTAAATCAAATGCTTAATATGCGTACACGATTCGCTAAGAATGGCAATGATTTATTCATTAACACATGGGTTGGTGCATATGAAGGACTATGGGGACCAAATACTCATCCCAGTTATATAAGCCATCATAAGATATTTGAAGAGTGCTACAAGGGTATGAATCAACAATTTGGAACTAATCTGATGTTAGATTCTGATGTTTGGACATATGTTCCTAAAATCGATTATACTTACTACAATACTAAAACAGCAGATGATTTTCTTGCATCTGTGAATAGATGTCATCTAATATGTAATGGTGCGGTTCAAAGCACACAAAGCAGCATGGGCAATATGCAGTCAATTATTGAAACACTAGCAGTAAAATATACAAATGATACTTTTGTTGCAACAGAGCTGTTTGAAACGACTATGCCAAATATCTATTTCACTGACAGTATCTTCCAAAAGAACTGCGATATGTGTGAAATAAGCTATCTTAGTACTAAGGTAAATGTAATAGTTGGTAAGAATAGCGGTCCATTTACCTATGCTAATACAAAGCAAAACTTACAAGATCCTACAAAGAAATTAGTTTGTTTTAGTCATAAGCCAGAAGATACACTGCCATGTGGCTTAGACTTTGCAGCTAACTTTATATTCAGTGATACAACAGATGACATTACAGCAGTAGAAATAATCGAAAAGGCTATAAATGAATAAGATTGCAATTATCAATCATGATAAGACAGAGTGCGGTGTTTATCACCATGGGTGGGCAGTTCATGAAATACTAAGCAAGAGCATGACATACGAATATGAATATGTCTGTGTTTCTGATGCATTAGATTTTAAAGAATGGATTGAAAAGAACTATAAGCGTTTTTCTGCTTTTATATTCAATTGGCATCCTGCTACACTATGGTGGCTGACTGATGACATACTCAAACAGATTCCCAAGCCAAAGTTTATTCTAACTGGGCACGATACCGTCAGTGATTTTACTAATGCAAACTATCATTTTATCTGTGATCCAACTATCCCAGTGGGTGAAACTAAAGGCGGAGTTGCTCGTCCTGTATTTTTATTTGACGATATTCAATATAGTCCTCCCACAGGCGATGTTATTAAGATTGGTAGTTTTGGATTTGGACAAAAGCAAAAGCAGTTTCCTAAGATTATCGAGAAGGTAAATGTTGAATTTAGTGATACTGTACAGGTCAATATTCACATGCCCTATGGAGACTTTGTTGATCAAAGTGGGCAGTTAGCTAAAAGCATCGAGGATGAATGTCATGCTGCGGCAGCAGCTAATGTAAAGGTTAATATTACACATGATTATATTGCCAACTATCATGACCTTAGTGCATGGCTAAATCAAAATGATATCAATGTATTCAATTACATGGAGCAGCCAGGCAGAGGATGCAGCAGCAGTATTGACGCGGCTATCAGTAGTCAAAAGCCATTTGCTTGTAACAGCAATAACATGTATAGACATGTACGTGACAATAAAGATATTCTATTAGAACATAATACACTTTCTGATATTATTGCACGTGGCATTGCACCGTCACAAGCATTTGCTACTAAGTGGAGTCATACTCAGTTTATCGAAGATCATGAATCAATTATTAAAAAGTTTGTAAAGGTATAACATGAAGACAGCACTAGTATTAGGTGGTGGCGGCTTTATTGGCGGCCATATTATTAGCAGATTAAAGAAAGAGGGATATTGGGTTAGGGCAGCTGATATCAAGATGCCTGAGTTCAATATTTCAGATGCAGATGAATTCTTTCAAGGCGATCTTAGAGAACAAGCATTTGTTCGTAAGGTATTGAATAAGAAATTTGACGAAGTATATCAGCTGGCTGCTGACATGGGCGGCGCCGGCTATATTAATACTGGCAACTATGATGCTGATGTTATGAACAACAGTGCCTTAATTAACTTACTGGTAGCTGACGAAGCACATAAGCAGAAATGCACAAAGATATTTTTCAGTAGCAGCGCCTGTGTTTATAATGAACATCTTCAGATGAATACAGATGATCCCGATTGCAGAGAAGCAACAGCTTATCCAGCATTTCCAGATAGTGAATATGGATGGGAGAAGTTGTTTAGCGAGCGTATGTATCATTCATATAATAAGCAATATCATATGATGAACAAGGTAGCACGTTTTCACAATATCTTTGGAGAGTTTGGTACTTGGACTGGTGGTAAGGAAAAGAGCCCCGCTGCTATTTGTCGTAAGGTAGCAATGGCCAACGATGGTGATGAAATTGAAATTTGGGGCGATGGATTACAGACACGCAGTTTCTTACATATTAGCGATTGCGTAGAAGGTATAATGCGTCTCATGACACATGACTCATTCCACGGCCCAGTTAATATTGGCAGTGATTATATGATCAGTATCAATGAGCTTGTTGATATTGTCAGTAAAATTGCAGGGAAGACATTAGTAAAACGTCATATACCTGGACCACAGGGTGTAAGAGGTCGCAATAGCAATAACGAAGTAATCGAAAGAGAGCTTGGATGGCGCCCTCCTCAAGATCTTGTTAAAGGACTTACCGCTACATATACTTGGATTAACCAACAAATAGAGAGACAAAATGACACATCGAATATTATTCGTCACACAAACTTTAGGTGAGAAAGCTGCTTGCGGTATTGGCATTATTGGTAAGCTAATTGGAGAAACACTACAGCAACATCCCAATTATGAATTTGATGTTTTATATTGCGATAGTGTCGCTGAAGTACAACAGAAATTAAACGATTGGCAACCTCGTGTAGCCATTTATAATTATGCACCGGGCACAACTCCGTGGATGAATGATCGTGCAATGCGAGCACCATTCCCGCATATTAAGCATGTTCGTATCATGCATGACATGCACCAAGGTATTGCCACAACATTTCATCCAGCATTACAGCAGGGATGGGAATATCTTTTAGCTGATGATCCCAGTGTGGTTGGCAACGATAATGTCTTCATCACCAATAGGTTAATTCCTCCTGGACCAACAGTAGATTATGTTGAACCTTTGAAACCCATTATTGGTTTTCAAGGTTTTGGACCGCCACATAAGGGAATTGCTAAACTTGCACATAAAGTACAAGAAGAATTTGATGAAGCAGTAATTCGATTGCATATCCCATTTGGATACTATGAAGATTTAATTCATGGATTTAAAGGCAGCAATGCTTATGCTCGTGTGCAGGAAGTAAAACAGATTATAACAAAGCCCGGTATTGAAGTAATTGCCACACATGAATTGTTAGATACACAAGAGATAGTTAATCTATTAGCACAAAATACTATTAACTGCTACTTTTATGATTATCTAGATGGTTGTGGCATTGCCAGCAGTCCAGACTACGCATTAGCAGCACGCCGCCCAATTGCAGTTACTCGCAGTCATCAGATGCGTAATTTTTGGGATATTCCAGAAGTTTTGATTGAAAATAGTTCAATCAAAGAAATCATTTCTCGAGGAACCAAGCCACTTGAACCACTATATAAAGCATATAGCAAGGAAAGTGTTTGGGCTGATTACTCGGCAATGTTACAGCGATTAATTAAGGATTAAAATGAGTATCGAGCAATCTAAGATAAACCATGCACATAGTTTAGAAACTTTAGAAATGCTAAACCAGTATCAAGACTATATGGATAATCTTGAAAATGTAACAGATATGGGCTGCGGATATGGATATGATTCTGCATGGTTTGCTCAGTTACTCAGTGACAGCGGAGTACATCGCAATATCAAAGTAAACGCAGTTGACATTCAGTTAGATCACATCTATACAAGTAGGCATGACAATATCAATTATATCGAAAAGGATTTTGGAGCTACTGGAATAGAACACAATAGCCAAGATCTAATATGGGCACATAATAGCTTACAATATAGTTTAGCACCAATGTATACTTTATACCATTGGTGGCAGATATTAAAAAATGAAGGAATGTTATTAGTTACAGTTCCTTACAATTTTAGTATTAACACTCATAGAGATATACTAAAAGTAGAAACCATGTATTCAAATGGTTGCTATTATAATTGGACCATGGGTAGTTTAATTATGCACCTTGTTGCCACTGGGTTTGATTGTAGAAATAGTCATTTTAAAATAGATAGAAAAAATGGTTATTTGTATGCCAGTGTTTATAAGTTGCCAAATTTACCAAATCCAACAATGAATTGGTATGAGATGTGTGATCGAAAATTGCTGCCTTTGAGTATCGAACAATCGGTGATGGGCAATGGAAATTTTCATGAAACAGATATAGTAGTTGAATGGATCGACCGAACACAATATATGCTAAGTGTATAGAATAATTTCAGTTGATTTTTATAATTTTAGGTGCTATTATAGATAAATAATAGACGGTTGTTAGAAGCATATAAATGCTTTTTTTGAGCTAATCTATTAGTCAACCCAGCTGATGCGATAATGTGTCAGTGCAGAACAAAAGGAAAGAGAAAATGAAGAAACTTATTACAGCATTGTTTGCCCTTGTGGCAGGCGTTTCAGTAGCAGCCGCTGCTGATCTTCCATCCAAGAGTGCAGCCGCTGCTCCAGCAGTTTCAACAAGTGCTTTTGCCCTATCTGGATGGTACGCAGGTGGTTTTGTCGGAGGAAACTTTGTCAATACTTCCAATCTTAAGTACGATACTACTCCTAAGGTATTTGGCGGTCTTGCTGGATACGAATGGGGTAAGCACATCCGCACAGAAGCAACTTTCGATTATAACACTAAGACAGCTCCAACTACTACCAAGACTGGCGAAACTGCTTTTGCCAATGCAGTAGTAAGTTATCCAGTATTTGGCGTAGCTCCATACCTACTGGCAGGTGTTGGTTATGGTTGGGGTTCATGGGATAAGGTTGTTGGCACTGATAAGTCACGTACCCTTTACAACATTGGCGGCGGTGTTCGTTATGAATTCGCTAAGTCACTTGAACTTGATGCACGTTATCGTTATATTGACGGTCTAACTGCCAACAAGTATAAGAACAACAATGTTGTTACACTTGGTGTAAATTACAAGTTCTAATATGAACTGGGTGAAAAGGTGCTGCTTATTGTAGCACCTTTTTTCACGACTTTTATTTGACTTTGTTTTAAATTCTGTTATATTAAGATTGTTAATGGAGATAATACGGTGAGAACTAGCAGCGAAATTGTTGAAGATCTTATTGATTCTTTGGAGAAAATGATCGATGCACAAGATGATATGTGGCAAGAAGAGAAGCATTGTAATTATAGACAACAGAACAAGATTCGAGAAGAAAGGCTAGTTCCTGCTAAGTTAGAGTTCAAAACTATGCTTGATGAGTATATCGAGCGTCGCATTGAAACTTACTGCATCAAGCATATGATTACAAGGACTACTTTCGTTGGAGAACCTGAATGAAATTTGTCACTGTAATGGACATGTGGCTGTTGATCTGTAATATTGGTCTGCTTGGTTGTCTAATCTATGTTGTACGTCAGATGATCAATTTGGCTAGGGAATTTCAAGCATGGAAATATTCAGAAGTTCTTGACAAAGAAATGAAGTATGTAGTACAGTTAATTAAAGATGAAAGAGATATTGTAAAAGGTGCAATGTCTGACGCTGACATCGATATTAAAACTGAATTCTGTGATGATATCATTAATCAAATTGAACGACGTAGAACTAAGAATATTATTGCGGCCGCTCAAATAAAGTGATAAAAATATTTTATGGAGACTAAATATATTGAACAATTAAAAAGGTCTCCATAAAATGTGGTCATGTAAATATTGTGAAAAAGAATTCAATTACGAAAGAAATACTGAAAAAGCAAATCACACTCGACATTGTGATTCAAATCCTAATAGACTACGCACTTATGTTAAAGGCAAGGTTTCTTCACATAAGAGATTTGAAAATTTATTAGGGGAAAAGAAAAGTTTTTCGGTAGTATGTCATTGTTGTTCAACAACTTTCCTTGTTAAGGAAAGAGAAAAACAATTTCCAGTTAAAGAAAAGTATTTTTGTTCAAGAGCATGTGCTAACTCTACTGGAGGAAAGAGAAAAGCAGAGTTATATCATTATGATGATGTTGCTCATTACAGAACAGTAGCACTAAGATACCATGAGCCTAAGTGTGTTGTATGCGACTTCGATGCTGTAATAGATATTCATCATTTAGATGAGAATCATATGAATAATGATCCTAAAAATTTAGTATGCTTATGCCCTAATCATCATAGGATGTATCATACAAATTTATATAAAAAAGATATTGCAACTCATATAGAAAGATATATAATAAACAAATGGGGGCAGTAGAGGGTGTACGAATTTCCCTTGCACGGAAATTGTCTATTGGGTTCGAGTCCCAGGGCCTCCACCATTTATTTAAAGTCCACCACTTAATTAGAAATAGGTATCAATGAAAAAATCTATACGAGTATTCTGGAACATCAATGAACTAGCAAACTGGGATAAAGTATATAATCAGCAGTTAGATTGTATGATTAAGAGTGGTCTCATGGATGCTGCGTCTGAAGTAATCCTTATGGGTAATGGTCGTAGTCAAACTTTTACACCTTTACTTGATCCTAAGTATCCTCAAATGTCTTTTGTTAATGTATGCAATAATGCATCATTGTTTGAATTTCCTAGTCTTACACATATGCAAAAGATAGCTTTGGAATCAACCGAATCATTTCATATCTGCTATATTCATCTCAAAGGACTTACACGATGGGGAAATCCTAATGTTGAAGATTGGAAAGCTTGGCTTAACTGGTGTGTAATCGAACGCTGGCGTGACAATGTAGCAGCTCTACAAACACATGATACTTCAGGACCAAATTGGGAACAAGAACCTTGGCCACATCATTCTAGTAACTTTTGGTGGGCAAATAGTGATTATATTGCAAAGCTAACTCCGTTGATTCATCCTCATAAATTAGTATCGCATAATGCAACTCAGTTCAAAACACATCCTGAAATTAAACACTGGCGTTTTGATCACGAAGCTTGGATTGGTAGTGGTAATCCAAATGCTTTTGAAATTGCACGTAGTCTCAAAGAAGGTGAAAATCACTACTTTAATCCTTATCCGCAAGAACTCTATAGAAATGACTGATATACCTGTTAGGAAGTTTTTATTGGAATCGTTTTATACGATTGGAAAACTTCCTAATCATGAACAATTAAGACAACCTGTATTAGATTTGTTAGATAATGCAAAAACTGATACGTTAGTCATGAAAGACAACTACTATACTGATAGTGTGAATAAACTAGATTGGGATCATGCAAGAGATTTTTCTAGATCTTGGGTCAAACTACTTAAACCACAAATAGAAGATTATCTTAATAAACTAGCAGTGGCATTAGGATACCAAAATTCAATCATTGACGAATTATGGTTTCAACAGTATGTTAATGGCGACTCGCATGGATGGCATACACACGGCAGCAACTTTACCGGAGTCTATTACTTAGAACTAGATAAAAATAGTCCTAAAACAGAAATTATCGAACCCAGTAGACAGAATAAAAAAATTGTATTAGATGTCAATGAAGGTGACATAGTAATGTTTCCCAGCTACACAATACATCGTGCTCCTATAATCAATAATGATATTAGAAAAACTATTGTTAGTTTTAACTTTATTTTGGATCTAATAGAATCAAATACCTTAACTGAAATTAATCAATTATAGTTTATTAATCATTTCTTCATTTGGCCACATGACATTAAATGGATCGGTTAAATCTATTTCTTTAGTAGCATTAATCCATTTTTGAATTATAATAAGTTCAGATGGTGTTTCCGCAGGATCCTTTAATTGTTCGTCATATATTGACAACAATCTGTTTTTTTCATCAGTGACTAATTTCAATTGATTATTAAAAATCTTTTGTTTTTCCTCAGAAGAAACTTCTGTGACTTGCCATTGTTGCTGCCAAGTTCCATCTAGATTTTCAGTTTCAAATTCAGTTGCAGTTTGATAAATTGTTAATTTAGGTTTAGTAGTTGGGTTGACTACAGCATATCCTAAACTTTCAAAAAATTTAGGTGGCGGATTAGTATCAAAATCAACATGAGTCAAAACATATCTTAGATTTTCTTCGGTTATTAAGTATCCTATAGGATTACCATTTTCAAATTTTTTAAAGAACATTTTTAACTCCATGTGATCTTAACTTGTCCAACTCCACCAGGCCCGCTATTTGCTGAACTGCCAACATCGCCAACATGAATATTAATACTAGTTCCAGGTGCTAGTTGCCCGGCAGTATAAGCATAGCCTGAGAATCCAGATCCGCCTGCGCCGCCGCCGCCACTATATCCTGGGTCTGATGAACCATCCGTACCAAACCAACCACTGCCGCCGCCCCCTGGGGCATTACCTGGATATCCTGTATAATTTCCGCCCGCATTAGTGCCGCCTGCGCCCCCGCCATAACTCATACCACCAGCATTGCCTCCGGGCCCTTTGATTGCACTCGACCCAGGAGCGCCATTCTCTCCAATTGTTCCACCTGATTGGCCGCCGCCTGCTCCGGGCGGGCCAACTGATCGTCGAGCGCCGCCGCCCCCACCTTGCCCGCCCACGGCGGTTAAAGTAGTTGAAGGTAAAGTTACAGTAGTAGTTCCTCCAGTGCCGCCAACTCCCGGACCACCACAACCGCCACCGCCGCCCCATGCATAAAAGTTAATATTGTTACGATATATTGGAACTATGAAAGTATTATCGCTAGCGGTATTATATATTTGAGAACCAGCGCCAGCAGGATCAGTTGCTCTCTTACTATAAAAGCTACTAAATGATAAGTTTGTTGCGGAGAAAGTACCTGTGTCTAATACACCATCTTTATACCAAGTTACGCCACGCAGACTGCCCATATTTTTTCCAGTGTCACTGGTAAATTCAGTAACAATATCAGTACTTAACCCAAGAGATCCACTGGCTTTGATAGTCATGTTTATTCCATTTTAGTATATTTATTGTTCACCCACGCCTTATATAGAACCTTTTCTAATAGTCTTGCTTCGATTTCCCAAGGCATATCTCTGTATTTCATATTAGCATCGTATATATGATCTTCATAACGATGTGCAGGTCTGCCTACATAATCTTTAAATTTACCAGTTGCATACTGCCAAACATGTACCATTTCATGAGCTACAGTGGATATAACATCTTTTTCATCTGTTAGACTACGATCTATATAAATTATAAATTCTTTAGGCCTGCGATCGCATTCTTCGTAATCGCAGATTCCCCAAGTGTCTCCACTAAGTTTATGAAATTTAATGTCTATAGATATTGTTTTAGATAGTCTTTTATTGTTTACAAATAGATGTTGTGTGAATAGCTCAATTGCTTTTAATGATTTTTTCCTTCTTTGTGCAGAGGAAAGTTTTTCCATTAATCAATCTCCTGATTCTCATCCTTAATTTTTTTTAATTTGCTTATATAATGATCCATGCTGTGATCATCGATTCCTTCAAAAAATTGAAAGTTCTTCAATGCTCGCCAATGGCTTCTCATACTATCTTTAAATCTTTGATACTTAGATAATGGTCTGATGTTACCATAGAAGTTAATATAGTGTAGATTTCCGTGATGCTTAAATCCAATTGCTGCTGGCGGAACATGAGTAACAATGTCATTGCAATTAACAAAACGGTGATGTTCGATATCCATAGCATTTACATAATGATGGTCGCCAAGCCTAGGACTTCCAAATGTATATAATTTAATCTCATTACCTGGCTTAAGCCAATTTAATTCTTGAGCAATGTATGTTGCCATTGCTGCACCTAAGCTATGTCCTGTAACAAATATTTTATGACCGTCTAAATTATCCTTTACGAATTCGATAACTTGGTCATAAAGCTTACGAGCTTCTCTACGGAAACCTTCATGTACTTTGCCCGGTCCGTTTTTCTTAGGAAGTGTGTCCAAATCAGCTGCTAAGTCATTTATATGATCAGGTTGAGTTCCGCGAAATGTAATTAATATTTCGTCATCGGAACAAACAACATGTCCTTGAGCACCATCTTTATCTAAGAATTTGTATTTTTGTGTAAATCCATATTCAGCAAATAGTGCTGAACAATCATCTGTATAAGCAGCTTGTGAAAAACAAGCCATAGCATGTGAAATCTCAGTAAGAGAAAGTTTTGATAAGCTCATTTTTTACTCCCTGAATGATTATTAGATTTCTTCTACAGACCAAGTAGTAGTAATTCCGTTTTCCTGTTTATATTTTTCAATTTTATCCATCTCTGCTTTTTCTTCATCATTGAACCCCCAGGTAAACCCATCCTTAAATGTAAAAGTTTGTACTCTGGTTAAGCCGTCATCGCTTATTACTACAGTTGGTTCTTCAAGGTAATAATCAGGATATTTTAATTTTAAATCAATTTTAGCAATTCCTACCGTACTTGCTAAACCCCAATGGACATTTATATTAGGTCTAACTTGTGTAACAGTTTGTTTTATCATGGTTTACCCCTGCTTTTTAATTTATTTATCAGGTTGACGACTATGTGTTCTATGTTATTATGCAAAGTAGACCAAAATAGGGAGCTTGCAGCATGTTTAATGTAACATCTTTTGCAATTAAGTACCCTAAGCATAGCCCCAAGTATGAGGGTAAGTCTCTGTATAGCAAGATAAAAGCAACAGAAAAATGGATCGAATATAGCTTAGACCTTGCAGAGATGTCTAAAATACTTACAAATGCAACCCGCGAGGAAAGGTATGTATTGCTTGCAGCAATGCAAATTGCAGAACGTAAGCGTGACTATATGTATAAACACCCAAACTTTAAGCTTCAAGAAGCTACGTTTGAGTTCAAACGTGCAAAACGCTTGCTAAAAATCTAACAAAAACAAGGGGTTAGCAGCAATGTTAACCCCTTATGTAACTGAAAATGTTACAAAATTTTGGTTGACGAATCCTCATTTGGGCGTATTATAGTAATATGATACAGAGAAAGAAGCGGTCAGACCGCACCCATATCATCTATCAGATCACAGTAGGGCGCAAGCTTTACATTGGGGTGACTGCTAAGACACAGAGCACGGTGCTTAAGAGTGTTCGTTCTCGCATTGCCAAGCACTTTTATCGTGCCCAAACGGAAGGTCTTAACTGGTTGCTTTGTAACGAGCTGCGTAAGCTTGATTGCAAAGAAGATATCCAGTTTGAAGTTGTTGCTACTATGCGTGGTAAAGCTGCTGCTCACATCTATGAGCGTGAGCTTATTCGTAAAATTAAGCCCAAGCTAAACACTGATATTAGGGGTTGACACTACCTAATATGGTGCTAATATGTTAATACAAACAAAGGAGCCAAACATGACTTTTGAAACTTCAGCAGTAAATGAGTTCCTCAGCAATGTCGTACATGTAAACTTTTTGGAGCGTCGGACGTTCCTAAACGCCAAAGAGAGTTATCTGCACTGTGTTGCTGCTAATTTGGATGAGTTAGACTTCCAAGACTTTGTTGAAGCAGTCAATGATAAAACAGGTGACTTCTATCAAACTTTAGACATGGACATGAAAGATCTTGTTGACGGATTCTTCCAACAAGTAGGTTGACACAATAGCATACGATGCTATTATATAAATGTAATCCAAACAGCGAGGGTACAAAATGGCTAATGTGCTTATTAAGTCGGGAACATATCGTAATGCTCCCGTCGTCAACATGTCGTTCCCCCTTGTGCGGGACTATCAAGAAGGTGCTAAGGGAGGTTATGTGACAGTAGATGGTGCAGCAATGGGTCGTGATCGTATCCGCATTACAGTTGAGCCTGATCAGTATGAGATTGATGGACAAGTCACTGCTCCTATCACTGCTGCTAAGGTAGAGGAAACTGACGAAGCAATTATGGAGCGTATTGGTGAACGCTTTGACATCATGGATTCAATGACGCAGGCAGTTGTCGAAGGTGTTGTGCGTAGCATGATCGTTGTTGGTCCCCCGGGCGTTGGCAAGAGCTTCAATGTTGTTAAGAAGCTGGAAGAAGCTAACTTGTTCAGCACTATTGCTGGCGACATTCGTTACGAAGTTGTCAAAGGTGCTACCACTGCGTTGGGGCTTTATGCAAAACTTTATGAGTACAGTCGAGAAGGCGATGTGCTTGTGTTCGACGATTGTGATAGCATTTTGATGGACGAGCTTAGTCTCAACATTCTTAAGGCAGCGTTGGACACTAATAAGAAGCGTACTATTCACTGGAACAGTGACAGCAAGCTGCTTCAGCGTGAGGGTATTCCCAACAAGTTTGACTTTAAGGGTGCTTGTATCTTTATTACTAACATTAAGTTTGACAACATTCGCAGTGCTAAGTTGCGTGATCATTTGAGTGCGCTTGAGTCTCGTAGCCACTACATTGACCTTAGCATGAACACTATGCGTGACAAGCTGCTGCGTATTAAGCAGATTGCTCGCAGCGGCGAGCTGTTTAAAGAGTACCGCTTTGAGAATGGTGAAGAGCAAGAAATTTTGACCTTCATGGAAGAGTACCAAACACGTTTGCGTT